TGAAACGAAGGAAGATGAGAAGGAAGTCCAGACCGAGGAGCTGGCCATTATCGCTTCCGCTCTGGCGAATGGCTATGTGAAGGCCAAGACCAGCGTCAATACCTCCGATGCCATTTACAACAACTGGTACAACGAGGTGTATATGCCGACCGCTGCTCAGGAAGACAGCGGAAATGGCGGTGCCGAGGGCGGCGACTCCGGAAACGAGAGCGGCAACGACGACGAGAACGCTGGCGGCTGATGACTTTGTCGGCAGGGATGAAATACTCCCTGCCTTATCTACATGATTTTTGAGAGGAGATTACGACCATGGCAGTCACAAAGAAAATTGAAATCGACGGCAATCCTGTGGAATTCAAGGCTTCCGCAGCCATTCCACGTATTTATAGAAACAAGTTCGGACGCGATGTCTATAAGGACCTGATGACCCTGAACGATGCCATCAAGGATCAGACGGAGGACGCCTCCACGCTGGACGGCTTTTCTCTGGAGATGTTTGAGGATCTGGCTTTCGTAATGTGGTCGGCAGCGCATCCGGAGGAGAAGTACGACAGCCCGGATGAATGGCTAGACCAGTTCAACACCTTCAGTATCTATCAGATTCTCCCGGAGCTGATCGATCTGTGGGGTATGAATATTAGGACCACGGTGCCTGCGGGAAAAAACTGAGGAAGACAGAGCGGCCGATGACAACCGCTCTGTTTATGCTCAGATGCGTAGAGCTGGGGCTGAATATAGGCGATCTGGATCTGCTGACGATAGGCTCCGTGAACGACATGTTCAACGAGAAGAGACGCGACTCCCTTGAGTGGCGGGAGGAAGCTTCCCAGGGCGATATGGACAAGTTCTGAGCAAAGAAAATCCCTCTCAGTCATTACGACCGGGAGGGATTTGTCTTCAGAGTGCGATTGCCTGTGCTGTGTGAGTGGCGTCGTTTTTAGTCAGGAGATAGAGGCAGTACTGATTCATGCTGATACCTTCCTGCTTAGCGTGTACCGATAAGGATCTGTGAAGACTTCTCGGCATCCGGAGCTTGAACTGACCGGAGTACTCAAGAAGCTCAGCGTCTTCACCGGGTTCAGCAATCTCAATGCCGTCTTCCAGAGCAGCTGTGAGCCACACTTTCTTGGCATCATTTGCACTTTCTACGAGATCCTCGATGGTTTCCGCACAAGTCAGGCAACCGGGAAGATCCGGAAACTTAGCGGTGTAACCGCCTTCCTCCATATCGGGGATGATCTCCATGCGATAAGGAAGGGACAGATAATAATCAAGCGTTTTCATCGTCATTCTCCTCGCTTTCTACTATGGCCTTAACCTCCTCAACATATGCGCGTTTGATGGGGTTATGCTGGGGGATTGTGATAGTGGCCTTGCCCTTTTTTCGGAAAGACTTGTGGCTGCTTCCGCTGGCAGGACCGCTCATGGTGTAACCGTAATGTTCGAGGACTTTCTGAAGCTCCTCGAAACGCATATTCTTATCCAGCGCTCTAATACGCTGGAGGAGTTTGTCGAATTGGGACATAATGCACCTCCTGACGCTTTAATTATAAGTGGTGTCATATACGATGTCAAGCCCCTTGAAGAATAATTATCTGAAAGTTCAGAGAAAGGATACGGAATGGAAATCAAATGCGATAGGTGCGGCGCTGTGGCTGAAATCATCATGCCGGAGATAGCGAGGGATGACGGCATTGAGCACACCTTCTTCCGCTGCCCGGACTGTGGAGCGGTCTACCCCATTGCCGCGACAGATGATGCGCTCCGAAAGAGCATCGCGGAATATGACCACAGGCGGCAGCTGATCCGCATAAAGCCTGTGACAGAAAAGTTCCTCCGGGATACGGAGGCGCTGAAACAGGACAACCTGAAACGATGCAAGGAGCTGATGGAACAACATCCATTGGCTTCTTTTTTTGGAGGCGGTGGCAAATGAATGAAGAATGGCGTCCGATACCCGGTTATGAGGGCTATTACGAAGTGAGCAACATAGGCAGAGTTAGAAGCCTGAACCGTTACACTAAATCAGGATGGGGAACCCCAGTATTTCATCCTTCTCAAATGATGAAATGCAGAGTGGTTAGCAACGGTTATCGTCATGTCAAGCTCACAAAAGATGGGCGACGTTGGGAGCCATTGGTTCATAGACTTGTGGCTGAGGCATTTCTCCCAAACCCACAGAACCTGCCTCAAGTGAACCACAAAGATGGGGATAAAAGCAATGATATTGTTTCAAACCTTGAGTGGTGTACACATTCGGATAATCAGCTTCATAGCAGACGAATTCTGAAAAGAGTCTGTGGCTTACCCAGAAAAAGGGTCGAATGCATAGATACCGGAGAAGTGTTTGAAACAGCCCATCACGCAGCAAGGGCGTATAACCTTAATCCCGGTGGCGTTTACTACGTTTGTGAGGGTAAGAATCGACACGCAGGCGGAATGCATTTCAAGTACGCAAATTAATTGTGAGGAAGGAGGGATAACTCATGGCTGGCAGAATCCAGGGGATCACCGTCGAGGTTGGCGGCGATACTACGCGCCTTAGTAAAGCCTTACAGGGTGTTAACAAGGACATCAAGAGCACCCAGACACAGCTGAAAGATGTCGAAAAACTGCTGAAGCTTGATCCCTCCAATACAGAACTGGTCCGACAAAAGCAGCAGCTTCTCGCTCAGGCCATCAAGGATACAAAGGAAAAGCTGGCCACACTGAAAACAGCGGCGGAGCAGGCAAACGAACAGCTGCAGAAAGGGGAGATCACCCAGCAGCAGTATGATGCGCTCCAGCGTGAGATTCAGGAGACGGAGCAGCAGCTGAAATCCTTGGAGTCCCAGGCATCTACCACCAACGCGACCCTTGCCAAAATCGAAGAGGTGGGCGGCAAGTTCCAGCAGGTCGGGGAAAAGATCTCCTCTGTGGGCAAGACCCTGACCACTCATGTGACGGCTCCCATCGTGGGCCTCGGGACGGCGGCAGTCAAAACTGCAGCGGATTTTGATGAGGGCATGTCCAAAGTGGCGGCTATCTCCGGAGCGACTGGGGGCGACTTGCAGGACCTCCGGGACAAAGCCCGTGAGATGGGAGCCAAGACCAAGTTCTCCGCCACAGAAGCCGCGTCGGCCTTTGAGTACATGGCCATGGCGGGCTGGAAGACCGGCGACATGATGGACGGTATTGAAGGCATCATGAACCTCGCTGCTGCATCCGGTGAAGACCTGGCGACGACCTCGGATATCGTAACAGATGCTCTGACGGCGTTCGGTCTTTCCGCTTCTGACTCCGGCCATTTTGCAGATATCCTGGCGGCAGCAAGCTCCAACGCGAATACGAATGTCTCCATGATGGGCGAGACCTTCAAATATGCCGCGCCTATCGCAGGTGCGCTCGGCTTCTCGGCTGAGGATACTGCGGAGGCGATCGGCCTGATGGCAAATGCCGGTATCAAAGGAAGCCAGGCAGGTACATCCCTTCGTACCATCATGAACAACCTTGCCGGTGAAGTGAAGATCGCCGGAAAGAATATCAGTGAAGTCACGATCCAAACCTCCAATGCGGATGGCTCTATGAGGGATTTGTCGGATATTCTGGCAGACTGCCGTGTGGCATTCTCCGGTCTTTCCGAATCGGAAGCGGCTGCTGCAGCGGAATCCCTGGTAGGCAAAAACGCCATGTCCGGCTTCCTTGCCTTGATGAACGCGGCTCCGGAGGATATCGACAAGCTGTCCTCTGCAATCGAGAACTGTGATGGTACAGCAGAGAGCATGGCGGCGACCATGCAGGATAACCTGAAAGGCCAGCTGACCATCCTGAAATCCCAGCTGGAAGAGCTGGCGATCAGCTTCGGCGAGCTGCTCATGCCAGCTATCCGCGCCGTAGTCTCCAAGGTACAGGCATTTGTAGACAAGCTCAACAACATGAGCGAAGCGCAGAAGAAGACCATCCTGAAGGTGGCGGCTCTTGCAGCTGCTATCGGTCCGCTGCTCGTGGTGCTCGGCAAAACGGTGTCCACAGTCGGATCGGCCATGAAGGGCTTTACGAAGATCGCGAAAGCCATGAAGAAGGTCGGCAGTATGGGAGGCTTGCTCAAGAAAGCCTTCGCTGCGCTGGCCAGCCCCATCGGAGCAGTGGTTGCAGTCATTGCCGTCCTTGCGGCGGCCTTTGTGAGTCTGTGGAAGAACAATGAGGAATTCCGCAATAAGATCACAGCGATCTGGGAGAGCGTAAAGGCCAAGTTCCAGGAATTCGGAAAAGCCATCACGGACAGGCTGAACGCGCTCGGCTTCGACTTCAAGAATATCACCGAAGTGCTGAAGGCAGTATGGGACGGCTTCTGCAAAGTGCTGGCTCCGCTGTTTGAAGGAGCGTTTCAGGTGATCGCGACTGTGTTGGGAACGGTCCTTGATTCGCTGATCAATATCTTCGATATCTTCAGCAATCTCTTCCAGGGCAACTGGTCCGGAGCGTGGGAAGCGGTAAAGAGTCTGTTCTCCACGGTATGGAACGGAATTAAATCCATCTTCTACACGGTACTGGAGGCACTGAAGGGCGTAGCGGATGTGTTCCTGTCCTGGTTCGGCACGGACTGGGATACGGTATGGACGAGCGTGAAGACTTTCTTCGTCAATACCTGGAATAGCATCAAGACGTTTTTCTCCGGAATCCTGAATGGAATCAAAACCGTAGCGGTTACCGTATGGACGGCGATCTCCACCTGGCTTTCCAATGCGTGGACAGGAATCAAGACGACGGCGACGACAGTATGGAACGCTATAAAAACCTTCTTCTCCAATACACTGACCGGAATCAAAACAACCTTCACCAATGTATGGAC